TCCGAGGGGTGCGAGGTGGAGAGGGAGGGGTCGTTTTTTTATAGGAGTGATACTATGAATTTATTCGTTTACTCGGATGAATCCGGTGTATTTGATCATAAACACAACGATTTATTTGTATTCGGTGGCTTGGTTTTCCTTTCAAAAGAAGATAAGGACATTACTGTGAGGAAATATCTACGAGCTGAACGAACAATACGCAGGACTTCGTTAATACAAGCAACGCATGAAGTAAAGGCAACAGCAATCTCAAACAAGAATAAAGGGAAATTATTTCGCTCGTTGAATCAAGTTCATAAATTCGGGGCGATAATACATGAGAAAAATATACTCCCCCAAATATTCGAAGCAAAAAAATCCCGTCAGAGGTTTCTTGACTATGTATATAAAATCTCTGTAAAACGAAAATTAGAATCACTTATTCAATCTAAGACGATCATTCCTACAGCAGTCAAAAACCTATATTTTTTTGTCGATGAACATACAACTGCAACAGATGGTCGTTACGAACTTCAAGAAGCCTTAAAACAGGAGTTTCTCTATGGAACATATAACGGAAACTATTCCTGCTTTTTTCCCCCAATATTCCCAAACCTACAGTCAGTTCATGTAAATTTTTGCAACTCAAAGAATGTTACGCTTGTACGAGCATCTGATATTGTCGCAAATCGTCTATTCTATTTAGCGGGACATACAGAATTAACAGAAACAACTGACCCTGGATTTAGGGTTACATCTTTTCCAGAAGGAATTTCATTCAATATTTAAGAATCACACAAAGTTCATTCAACACAAACAAAAAAGCCGCCCGCCGTGCTACCAACACGATGCGCGGCAGAAGCAGATGTCATAATCAGAGGAGTGAGATAGTGCACAGTAACGAAATGACCTTGACACAAAAACTTCTCGAAAAAAGCCAAGAGGCTTTTATTGTCGCGATCGAACTTTACAATAAACCCACCATTCGTTACAGAGTCGAAGGATTCAGCTTCTTTATCTGCAACGCGTGGGAGCTATTGCTCAAAGCCCACATCATGCAATCTTGTGGCGAAGATGCTATTTATTACAAAGACGATAAGCCACGCACAAAGTCGCTGAACGCCTGCATTAAAGAAGTATTCACAAACGACAAAGATCCTCTGCGGATCAATCTTGAAAAAATTATCGACTTGCGCAACATAAGCACACATTTCATCACAGAGGAATATGAGCAAATATACGTACCGCTATTTCAATCCTGCGTCATCAACTATATGAACAAACTACTACAATTTTTCCATATCGACATCACCGATAAACTAGGCAGCAACTTTCTTACGCTTTCTGTAAGAATGGAAGAAGTAACAGAGGATTCCATACGCGCCAGATACCCAGACAGCTTGGCTGAACACATTCTGACAATCATGTCATCAATCGGCAGAACAATCAACACAGTGGATAATACTAATTTTGCCATTCCAGTTAAACACGATTTCTATATAACGAAAAAGCAAGGTCAAGCCGCTGCCAGTTTCTCTATCTCAAAGGACGCTGAACACGCTGCCTTCATTTTGAAAGAACGCCACGACATGCAAAAATCATGCCCCTATCGTAGGCGAGAATGTCTAGAGCGTATACAAGCGGTCATTGAGAAAGATAACATCCCCTTTGTAAATCCATTTACAGCAGACGAAAGCAAACGACACACGTTCAATGCGTTCGTCTTCAACCTTTTCGTCAAGTTTTATGATCTGAAAGGCGACCCTAGTCTCTGCTACGTCTATGATCGAAACACAAATCCAAACTATTCATACAGCGATAAAGCTATCAATTTGATTGTGGAGCAGATCAAAAAAGACCCTGAACACATCGTCCAGAGCCTTAAATCCAAAGTAGGGAAGCCAACCCCAGGGGCAAAGGATTCTAAGCCTTAAGCCTACTCCCATTCGGGAACCCAGCCTTATCCTTCACAAGTCAGCTTCTACACGCTTATTATCGCACAAAGCGATACAAAAATCAAATTAAAAAGCCGCCCACCGTGCGCCAACACAATGAGCGGCAGAAGCAAGCAATCCCGAGGGATATACCCGCCAATCCAAGCAAAAGTATATCACACCTCGGGGTTTATTACCACTGCCCCGGAGGTGTATTTTCATGTCCAAACCCAAACGCGCAGCGCTCTACATCCGTGTATCAACGGATGAGCAGGCACGCCACGGCTACAGTCTCGCTGAGCAAGAGTATGACCTGCGCCGCTACGCCGAGCAACAGGATTACGCCGTTGTCGATCTATATGCCGATGAGGGTGCATCGGCACGCAAGGCGCTCAGCCGCCGCAAAGGCCTACAGCGGCTTCTTGAGGACGTGCAGACGGGATCCATAGACATTATCGTGTTTAAATGCTTGGATAGATGGTTTAGAAACGTCCGCGATTACTACGCGGTGCAGGACATTCTCGATCAGCACGGTGTTCTTTGGGAGTGCTCGCAAGAAAAGATTTTTAACACCACAACGACCAACGGACGCTTGATGCTCAACCTCAAGCTCTCCCTTGCGCAGCACGAGAGCGATCAGACCGGCGATAGAGTCCGCTACATCCACGAGGGGCTCCTGCGTGAGGGCAGAGTTATCACAGGACACATGCCCCTTGGCTACGTCATCGGCGAGGACAAACGCATACACGTTGACGAGGCTACCGCGCCTATCGTGCAAGAGATGTTTCAGTATTTTATTGAGCACCGCACAATCCTGAGCACATTCCGGATGATGCGTCAAAAATACGGATACGAAAAAACCGAGGGATCCATCGGCCGAGCGCTGCGCAATCGCGCCTATCTCGGCGAGTATTACGGCATCAAGGGATTTTGTCCGGCGATCATCGACGAGGGGCTGTTTGCTCAAGCGCAAAAAGTTTTTGTCAATCGGACGCGGCACCCGCACAGCAAAATGACATATCTCTTTTGGGGACTCTTGCGCTGCCCCGAGTGCGGCAGACTCCTCACGCCGCGCAATCGCGAGCTCCGTGGCAAGATATACACCTACTACACCTGCCGCAACCATACGCATGGCCGAGAGTGCCCGCACAAGACGTATTGGCGAGAGGATCACGTCGAGACTGCCCTGTTGACATCATTGGAGTTTGAGCTACGGCGATACCTTGCCGATGTCAATAAAGTTACACACGACGCCGATGCACAGGCCGTCACCATCGAGGAGCTGCGGACAAAGCAGGCGAGACTCAAAGAGCTCTACGTCGAGGGCCTGATCCAGCGCGAGGAGTTTGACATGCGCTACTCTGAGCTCAATGCGCAAATCGTCGCCCTGCGTCCGCAGGCAACCGTCAATCTCGCCTACCTGGAGACCGTCGCCGCTGACGATCTCGTCGAGCGCTACGAGCGCCTGAGCAAACAGATGCGCAAAATGTTCTGGTCGCGCATCCTCGATCAGGTACGTCTCACAGGAGGCTCTCCAAAGCCCGTATTCCGCGCGTTTTGAGCGTCGCACTTATCTGCGTAACACGCCCGCGTGGGGCGCGACAGATAGAGAAACACATAAAGCACAAATACATAGAATTTCAATCCACGCGCCCGCGTGGGGCGCGACTTCATTCCACCGTCTCCGTCGACAATCGACCGATATTTCAATCCACCCCCCCCCCGGGGGCGGGGCCATTTTTGCCGGGCGTTGCGCCGTGCCCTTGTGTCGATTTCAATCCACGCGCCCGCGTGGGGCGCGACTGTGCCTGTTTACACGGGCTTAATTACAGAGGTCACGCTATATTTTTCGCGAACCTCATTTTTGGCCGTGCTGTTACAGGCATTTTTCGTCGCAAAGTCCTCTGTGTGATACGGGTTCGCACAGAGATTTTGCGGCCATTCTTGCGAAGGAGATGCCTGCTACAGCATCAGAGTTCCTTCAGCTTTATAACTTGGTTTTGCACCGACGTGCTGCGTTTTTCCTGCGTATTTATTTCCTAAGTTATAAAAACGTAGGCTGTCTTTTTCTTGGTCAATCAAACTTGTCAACTCATGCCGCAGGGCGCAGAACTGTGCTTCATCGAGAACGCATTCAAACACGGAGTTCTGCACGCGCTGTCCGTGGCGCACGCAGCATTTTGCCACTTTTCTCAAGCGTGTGCGGCCGGCAGGTGTTTCCGTATTGACATCGTATGTCACGAGAATCAACATTTCCACCGCCCCCTCCATCTTTCCTGCTTATTTCCACAAAAACGCCGGATATTCCTCCAAGTCGCCGCGTAAATATCGTGCCAGAAGGAGGGATTGGGCATGGGGAACCAACCCCCAAGGGAGTTTTTCCTTGAGAAACGGATGCGTAATCTGTTCCCGCTTCTTGTCCTGCCATTCCCTGAGGACGACCTTACGCCCAGGATCATTGAGCCAGACGGCGCCGTTCTCTTTTTTCTCGAAATGCTCCGACTTGATGATGCGATTGTTGATCAGCGTGAGTACGAGGCGATCGACAAAGAGGCTTCGCAGTTCCTCCATGAGATCGAGCGCCAAGGATTCCCTGCCCGGGCGATCACGGTGCAGAAAGCCAACATACGCATCCAGTCCCACGCCTTCCAACGCGGAGGCACAGTCATGCGCCAGCACGGTATACAGAAAAGACAACATGGCATTGACGCGATCGAGAGGCGGACGCTTGAGGCGGCCTTCCAAGGAAAATGCATCCTTGTTCTGCAAAATGAATTGATTGAACAACGAGAAGTACAGATGTGCGGCATTTCCTTCAATACCGCGCATTTCATCAAGCGACTGCACTCTCATCAAGCTGTGCAGGCTGCTTTTGAGTTCCGCACTCACTTGCGCAAGCGCCGTCAGATCCAAGCTCAGCGGATGGTCGCGCTTCATTCTTTCGACGAGTGTGCGCGTGTTGAAGATTTTTCCGAAAAGGAAATCCGCCGCGAGTTTCGCACTCTCCGCATCATCTTCCGAGCGGCGATACTGCTCCTTGCGCAGGAGCACATTACCTCGCACTTCCCCACAGGAGCGCGCAAGGAATCGCCCGCGCGGGCTGAAAAAGCAAAGCCCGATTTTCGCTTGGGCGCACGCGCCCATCAAGGCAGGGCTCGCGCCCTTATAGGTGAAGCAAAGGATATTTTCCAAAGTGAGCAGCGGAATCCGTCCCAGCACTTTTTCTTCCTGCAGTACGACGACATTCTCATTTTCCAAAGCCACATACGCATCTTCGGTCAAAATGAACAGGGTATTGAGCATGTGACGCATAGCTCACACCCCCTTCAAGGCAGCTGCATAATAGTCGGAAACGTCCACCGTTTTTTCCAGCTTCGGCAGGCACAGGTCTTTCAGTGAACAGCTGCGGCATTTTTTCGTCATCTTGACCTTGGGTGTCGCCCTGCGGGAATATTCCTTGTGCATTTCAGCGAGCGTATGCAGAACGAAATCTCGCAAATCTTGCGTGATTTCCACCTTCTGCCGCCGATGGATTTCATCGTAGAAGAGATATCCAACAGGAATCCGGCAACAGAGCATTTCCTCAAGGCAAAGCGCCTGCAGGACGAGCTGTGAAACATCCTCTTCGCCGTCTTTCGGCTTGCCGCGCTTGTATTCAACGGGGACGGGACGCCAAAATCCTTCCTGCCCGTGCAGCCTCGCGCCTGTCTTTTCCCGGTGAAATTCCACAACATCCGAGACGCCGCTCACACCGAGCTTTGCCGAAGAAATGCGCAGAGCGCGCGCCACGAGCAAATCCCCGCGCGATTCGTGCAGGCTGCCGTCATGACATTTCTCGTGGACAATCTGCCCCTCGACTGTGCGCAAGTTTTCCTGCCATTGCTGCTCGATGTGAATGAGCGCCCACTGCCTGCGGCAAAAGAGGAAATGCTGGATGCCGGCGACATCCAGCCACTCCTCTTCGCGATATGCCATCAGCTCATGCGCGTGCAGGTCACACCTTCCGGCAGATCTGCTTCATCAACAGTGACCTCATAATCCTGATAGCTGCGTGCCGGCTCCTCCGCCGCCTTCTTTTTGACATGAATGCGCTCAAAAAGCTTATAGGACGGCGCATTGCCAAGCTCGCTTTCGTGGCGGAAGACGATGAGCTCGCGCGTCGCCATATTGCCGCGCGCCGCCGAGCGGTCAAGCTCAAACATGCGCAGGATCGCCTGCCACAAGAGCGCCAAGTCCTCTTCGGAGAAGCCCGTCGTCTTGCGCGCGAGGTTTGCCGAGACATAGCCTTCGACCTTGTAGAGCGCATAGGGTACGATGAACTTGCGGCCGATTTCCGTCTTCTTCGTCTGCGCATCCTTGATCGTCGTGATCGCCGTGCGCGTGATGGTGATCTCCTGCGGCAGAATGGGATCGATGCTGCGTGCAAAGCCGAGCTGCACGGGACCGCGCACCTGCCCACAGTTCAGCGCTCCCTGCACGAAGGTCGTCATGACGGCGCCGAAGGTGCGGATATCAAAGAAATTGCTGCACATGAAGTCGCGAATCTTGCCGTCAATCGCAGGATCTGAGGCCTTGACCTTCTTGATGTCCTTGATGCCGAGGTGGTCACAGGCCTCTTGGTCGCTTTGAGCGAGCGGCACGTTTTCCTTGATGTAAATGCGATAGCCCGGCTTCCCTTCCTGCGCCGTTTCCACGTAGTTGCGAATCTTCCGCTTGAGGCAAACGTCGGTGACCAGTCCGTGTCCGGTCTCTTGATCGACGCGCGGCATGTTGCCCGCATCGGGATCGCCGTTCGGATTGCCGTTTTCGACATCAAAAAGAATGACAAAATCATACCGATTTTTGATTGCTTCCGCCATTTACTTTTCCTCCTTCTTTTCGTACCGCTTCTGCTTCTGATGATAGTAACCAAGGATGAATACACCCTGCTCCTCAAGCGGCAAATGACGCGGCATATCCTTGGCATCCAGCTTTCCCATGATCTCCGACAGCTTCTTGTCCAAATAAACTCTGGGAGCCGCCTCCAACTTTTTCAAGTGATGAAGCGCGAGCTTCTGCAGCATTGGGAACACGTGCGCCGGCGTTCCACAGGCAGAATCAAAGAAACGGTCGCGAATCGTCGCCTTGATCTCAGGATTCGCTTTCTCCTGCACCTCTTCTAAAACGGCGAACCAGCGTCCGAGCAAGTAAGCAACATCGGTCGAGTTTTCATCTAATGCCACAGTGATCTTCCTCCCTCGATTTCGCATCAAATATGCTTTCAAAAAGCCGGCGCGCCTTGCATTGATTTTCCGCTCCCCCTGCTCTGCATGAATGCGCAGCAAAATGTTTTGGAATACGGACACGGGATACTTGCCGCCGGTCAAAACGGCCCGCAGCATGGCTCCTGCCATGATGGGAGAAGCCATCTTCACCTTGGCGTTGGGATTCACCGTTTCACGCAAGAGCTCCCACAATGGCACATTGCCGCGCGTCTCCCAGCTCGGGCGGACAATCTTCATCTGCTCCATGTGCAGGGCGAGATTTCTCAAGAAATCTCCGAAAGATCCTTGCAGGAAGAATCGTACGGAAAGCCGCGCCGCATTGGGCGCCAGACCCAGGATATAGAAGGGATTGGCATAGGAGATTGCCACGCCCTCGTAGTCGATCGCCGCCCCTGCCTGCACCTTTTTCAGCACGGCGTCCAGCAGATCATCGGTCATCTTATCTTCATCGCCGAAAAGCATGCCGCAAAGCAAGTCTTGTGCCGCCTCGCTCTCCTCCTCGGCCCAATAGACCATCGTCGTGTCGCCTATGATCTTCGTATGCTCGCGATCAGCAAGCAAGGCATTGAGCGCCGTGCCGTAGGCAAACGCCGCCTTCTTCGACACGGGAGCATTGCCGCCCTGCTCGCCGTCGTGACCGTAGGATTCGTAGGCATTGGCATTGAAGGAGACGAGCATGGCTCCCGTTGCTTGGGCGCCGCTGACTCCTTTGAGCGCCGGATGCTTGACGGCGATCGGCGCCAATGTGCCCGTCACGAGGCAGCGGCGTTTTTCCTCAGCGCCGCTCGCATCGAGACGCATTTCCCACCCCTCTCGC